AATGGCCCTGACCGATCGGCATGTGAGTCATATCCGCATTGTCCAGGGCAATCTTCTGCGCCTCTCGCAGCACCTTGGTGTATTCAGCCTGACCAATTGCTGCCATTTCCGGCGAAACACTCTTGCCGTAATTCGGCGCACACAACAAACCAAGACTGGTCGTTACTGCTGCTTCTGCCCACTCGGGGATCGGTACAGTGCCACTGGTATCGGGTTGCCGATAGTATCCAACATCAATGCCATCGATGCGCCAGGACTCCATCAACTGGTTCAGCTTACGAAGTGCAAATGACCCGTCTTCTGCTGTTGCGGTACCGACCTGGGAAATGACATTTATCTCACGCAGTGCGTTGTCAATGAGTTCACTCGTCGTTATAGACATCTAGTTTGTGCAGTTCTCACAGGCAGGATAATTCTTCCTACTCAGCAACTGCTCCCTCCTTTGTCGCAATAACGGTGCGTTATAGATCTCAAGCAGGGTATTGTTGTTAATGTCACCAAGTGGATACTGACCCTCTCCATCCATGCAGCACAGGGACACGATGCCACTTGCCATTATGGAAAGCTCAAACCACCTTCCGCACGGTGTGTCTGGCACCGTATCTATCTGGGAATGAGTATAACCCAACCACTCCGATCTTTGCAGTGCAACTGAGTCAAACTTCGGCCAACGCTCAAAACAAGCCTCCCGGAAGGGTTCATTCGGAAATCCCACACAACTCAGCACCACCCTGTGCGGAAAATCCTGCTCATGCAGGTTATCCAGTCTCTTTGCCGTCTTCTCGAACTCAATGCCCATCAGGGTCTTGTACTCAACCGGATCCATGGAATTGAGCGAGATCCACAGGTGTTCAACCCTCTGCAGATCAGCAATCCAGTCGATGTGCTTTTGCGTCAATGGCGCACCATTGGTGAAGATTCGGATCAGTGCCTTGGTGTATTTAACGGCCCTCTCACAGATGTCCTGCATGCGCTTATCCAGGAGTGGTTCACTGACCTTGAACGGTGAGAAATAGAACGGATTAACGAATGTCGCCATTTCATCAATAACCCGATCGATAAGCTCGTCGGACATTTTCGTACCCTTACGCTCCAGGGTCGGATACGGACAGAAACTGCACCCGGCATTACAATGAGCAAATGTCTCCAGGCTAACCTCGTTCGGTTGCTCCATAAAGAACTCTTTCAACGGTCGAAAGTATGCCTCCAGGTGCCTGGTCTTTTCCAGTTCTTCGAAGAAATCGGTCACTTGATTGCCTGAAGCACAATGCGTAAACACTCCTCGGTCTCATCAACCCCAACACATCGAAAGTCGACATCACCCAGCAATTTCCGATAATCACCGTACCTGGGCTTACCAACATTTTTGTAGTACTCGGGATTCAAAAAGCTGAATACACCCTTCGGAAAGACTCGTTTGTGATCAGGAACACCGAGGGCCACTTCATGATTCCACATCGGCACCGTGATCATCATGAACCCGTGTGGCTTTAATGCCTGGTAGAACTCGGCAAACTGTGCGAAGAAGAACTCACCGTCACCCTGGGTGCCAGTATGTTCCAGAACTTCATAAGCGTGGATCTCGTCGTACTCGTTATCACCAAGTGGGTACGGCAACACGTTCAGATCATGAACAATATCCGGTTTCAGATCAGGGTCTACATCGAGTGTTACGAGTAGATCCTCGGAGAAGTCATCCTCTGGAGATCCTGGAAACTTGATCTGCTTGTCCAGACAGTTACCACACCCCACCAGAAGACAATGCTTCAGATACGATGCGTCTGTCACTTGATTGCCCGAAGCACAAACCCCATGACGTCTTGCTCTTCATTCATGGCAAACAGATCAAAGTCGCCTTCCCAATATGCCCGGTAGTCTGCCATGGCACTAACACCAACCTGGGCGGCGTACTCTTTCTGGCTCAGAAACACCAACGTGCCATCATTGATGATTCGCTTGTGACCAGGATCTCCGAATGCCCATTTCGCATCCCACATCGGCACGGTCGCAATGAAGAATCCACCCGGCTTTAAGATGCGCCAGAACTCATAGAACTGGTTGAAGAAGAACTTCCAGTCACCCTGCTGCCCGGTATGCTCCAGCACCTCGTAGGCATGGATCTCGTCGAACATGTTGTCATCGAGTGGTAATGGCAGATCTTCCAGGTCGTGACAGTATGTCGGCTTGCACTCAGCATCGATGTCCATCGTCAGCAGTTCAGTCCACTGTGTTGGTATTTCCGGGAACGTGATGATCTTCTCACGCCGGTTTCCACATCCAATTAGCAATTCCATTACTTAGCCCCTTCTCGTCTATCGCCCAACTTTGTGGTTACGTTCTCACGGTTCCACTTGAATTTTTCAACCTCTTTTCTGAGCCACTTGGAATAGTTACAAGCCAGCCCACCATGCTCGAAATCGAAGTCGGTCCAAACACTGATCTTGGTATCGTACTTCGCACAGTAATCACTGCACCAGGAAAAGTCCTCACCAACAAATCGACTCTCCTCATCGATCTGCGTATAGAACAATCTCGGGATCGGTGCCTGGTTCTGCACATGAATGCGAGGAGCGTCTTTCGACATTTCCTCCAGGATCTCCCTACGAACGCACAAGAACCCCGTCGCCACACGGTCTGCCATCAACCAGTCATCATCATCAAGCCATAATGTGTCCTGCCCGTCCTCACCCTTGATCTCGGGATGCGGTGACCAGACAATCGGATAATCCTCAAGATCTTTGTTGCGCCGCCGGTATGCGCCGGCTACAACAGGTCGATCCGGTGTGCAGTGCCTGACTAGTTCCGGCACAGCACGTTGCTCGAACTTCAGGTCCGAATCGATGAAGAACAGATGAGTGCAGTCCTTATGCTCTTCGAGGAAGATTCGCACAAACATGTTACGAGCCAGGTCAATGAAACAGCTGTTGCCCATCGTTGCCGCTGTCATACGAATGCCGAACACCGCACAAGCAATAGCAGAATTTGCTAATGACGATGCAAAGTCACAATCGACCTTGCCATCATAGGCAGGAGTCGCAATGTAAACATGTGCGTAATCTAGTTTATCGGTTGGAGATTCTATCTTGCTGATAGAACCTGGTCGTGGCGCACGGTTTTTCTTACCCATCTTTAGCCCCTTGTAAAAAGTGGGGTCCGAAGACCCCACTCAGTGCGGATCTTAGAGCAGATCCTGTTCGTACATGTGACGGTTTGCGAGTTCGGGATACAATCCTGCGAACCCCCAAAGGATGTCAATGCGACACGGTACGGAGTCATCCGCAATCGTGTATTGCCTTGCAACCCGCATTGAAATGCCGTCTTTCTGAGCGCGAGCGCCCCAGGCACCATAACGGGAAACGTCCTCAAGATCTGCCGTTGCGAACACAAAGGCATCCTTGTGGAACTGCAAGTCCTGACCAAAGACCGAACTGACTGCACCAATCAAGGAAACAGACAGACCGTCCGTATCAGATACACCACTCAAGGTCACGTTCTGGTAAGCGTTACCAGATCCCCAGATGAACCCAGGCTTGACAGTAACATCATAGGTGTTTGCTGCCGTTGTCAGGGTTACTGCGGTCTGTACAACAAATCGCCGCAACTTGCCCTGGTTTGCCTTGGTTTCCGGGTGGCAAGCGTAAGCGCCATCAAACGTGATGACATCACCAGCAGTGAGATCAGTCGTTGACGTAGCGGTACTTACCGACATGGTCGTACTCGAAACCCACGTATTTGCCGTAGTCGTGCCGGTGCCAAGTGCAGCACCATCAGTCACAGCAGAACCGGCAAAAGAGCCAGTGGTGTGGGTTGGCATGAGCGTGTTCTCGAACACATCGAAACCACCCGTGCGGCCCATCAGACCTTCACGGTACTGCTTGCGGATATTGTCCTGAGACTGGAACAGTCCCTTCACAGCATCATTGAACTCGACCTGTGAATCAGGAGACAAGATCGTCGACCGTTGACTAAGTGGTCCCAGTTCGTTGGTGATATTCGCTCCACCTTTCTGGAAATACTTGTAGGTCAACAACGCATTTGTGGTTGCATTGGTGTAATTACCCACCAGCTTGTAGGCGACAGCCATTGCATCACCTTCAATCTTAGCGGCTAATTGTGCCATTGCCGGCTCGATGACACGATCCGAGAAATCATCCAACTCCATGGTCAATTCTGCGGTCGTGAACGAGACATCGACATGGTACTGACTTGAGACAGTCAGAGGCGTCGAACGCTCAGTGTGGTCCTGGTGCGAAATAGACGCACCGGTCTTAACAACGTACTTCGGAGGCATACGAATGTTAAGGCTTGTGCCGATCTTTGCGCCACTCTCGGCGAAACGATCATCATACTGACGGTTGACGTTGCCCACGAAATTACACTTCTGGTGCAGAACGTCCAACGCTTTCCGAGTGATCATTGTCGGCGTTAGAATTGTGGTACTAGCCATAGGCTATTGTCCTCGCTGTTTGGCTACCCGTTTCTCCTCCCGATCAAACCACTCTTTATCAGACATCTTGTCCGACGCAGGGGATGTCGTTGACGGTTTGACCCCGGCATTTCCTGCCTTGAGCTTTGACGTCGGTGGAGGTGCGTCACTGACCTTCTTCGAAGCTTTTCCTTTCTCAGCACGAATTTCAGTTTCAAGGGACTGCATTCTTCGTACTGTATTACGATTGTCCAGCACAGCAATCTCTGCTGCCACCTTCGGGTTGGTTGCCAGGTAATAAGCCATGTCCAGTCCGACATCACTCTTGTGAAACTCTATCACCATGTCTGCCGAACAATTCCACGGTCTTACTCCATCAACCTCTCCGTAGACCTTCTCGTAATAGTCAGGAACAGTTTTCACGAACTCCTTTTCATTGTTCCTGAATTTGCTCTGTAATGTCTCAGTTGTCTCACGGACCCTGAAATCACGAAGCTTTTTGTCAACCATGCTCTCGGCTCGAGCATTCGCTTCATCAAACAGGTAACTCCGATACTTGTCCTCATCGAACTCGAAGTCTGCCAGGCTCTTTAAGGGTTCGGCTTGTTGCGGATGCTCGGCTATTTGCTCCTCAAGCTCCGCAATACGTTGGTCCTTAACTTCCCCTGCCCGTTCTGACGATCTGAAACTATCAGTCAGTTCATCCATCCGATCCTTGACGGCCTGGGTATATTCAATATCCCCAGGTTTCGGACTGGTTTTTTCATCGTCGTTTTCCTCGACGGCAGAGGGTGAGTCTGCTTCGCTTTTCTCAGTATCCTCAGGTTCCCCAGCTTCAGCATCCACCTCTACTGGTTTCTCTTCGGACTCAGAACTTGCGTCTGCACCAAATCCAGGATCTGTCGGAGTAAAGCCCGACTCTACCTGTGTTTCGTCTGGCATGGATACACCTTTACGTGTTGCGCCTCCCGGCGAATTTACTCTGGTTTGGGTGGGACTATCTTCAGTCCTGGCCCATCCCTGACGGCAGACATTGTTGCCTCGCTACCGTCATCAAATGCTACATCTGCGGTGAGTGTACCACCCTCACGGACTACCGTGCCACCGGATACCTTGCGATTCAACCGCTGCTCAATCATGCCCATGGTCTTATCCACCACCAACATGTGACCAGCCAACAACTCGTCGACCTTCACTGCTCGGGCCAACGCTGATGTTCCATCATATTGATCACCAAGAGTATCAAGCTCCGTGCCGGCATCAACCGCTGCCTTCTCGACCTGTGCGCCCTTCACGACCAGGTTCGCTTCCTTGGTTGAAAGCCCAGCATCCTTCTTGATGAGATCTGCCAGTTTCTCAGCAACCCGTGCATCGAACTCAGCTTCAGCTTGTTTTAGTTCTGCAAGCGCAGTCTTGATCTCAGCTTTCGCCTGGGCATCAAGGCTCTTCTCTTCCTCAAGCTCTGCCGCCGCGGCCTGGACTAACTGCCCATATTCCTGGACCTGTGCCATGGCTTGTGACGCTTGCTGCATCATCTGCTTCACTTCGGGCGGTACATCCTTGTCCTGGTCAAACGTCTGCTGGATCTGCGGTGGCAACATAACCTTCAATCTCTCGGCTATATCGTCGGCATACGGCAAGTCCATCGACTTGAAGATCAGATCTCCAGCAACACCCATGATCTGCGGGAATCCCTGCGTCAGTTGCATGTAAACCTCTGCCGACTCCTGGCGCAGTGTCGAGAAACTCGGACCAACAGTGATCGCAACATCGTACTTGCCGGCAACCATGTCATTCACTCGCACCGATCGCCCCTCCTGGGGATCGAACACAACCTGGTTGACCTTGACATAGTCCTCGGCACCATCAGTCCCGAGTATGCGCAGTTCACGTTCGGTATCGTAGACCTCAGGAATAAGACCCAGGATGATCTCATACGTCCTGCGTACACCCTTTGCCATGTTATCCGGGAAGTTGAACGTCGCCATCTGTCCCTGCTGCTGCCTGGCATAAATAGCCCGACCAGACTTCTCATCACCCTCACGCCCCATCTGCGCATCAGGCATTGCCATG